TGCTCAACTCCGACAAACAAAGGTGCGAGTCGAATCGAGGCATCTTATGAGGAAAGCGATCAGAGGAAATTTCACATTTGCTGCCCTGACTGCAATCATGAGCAAACCTTGAAATGGGGTCAGGTGAAGTGGGAGACTGACAAGCCTGAGACAGCAAAATATGTTTGCGAGGAATGCGGCTCAATGTGGGATGACGCACAAAGGGCAAAGGCCATCAAAAAAGGTCGCTGGATCGCAAGTAAACCGACTGGCAAGATCGCGGGTTTCCACTTATCAGCACTTTATTCCCCTTGGAGTCCATTGGGTGATGGGGTGCATGATTTCTTGGAGGCAAAAAAGCAACCAGCGACTTTGAGGGTTTGGGTCAACACTTATCTCGGTGAGTCTTGGGAGGAGGATGGAGAGCAAGTCGATGATTATTCTCTGTCAAACAGGGCTGAGGAATGGGACGCATTGCCAGAGGATGTGCTTTTGTTGACTGCTGGAGTTGACGTTCAGGATGACCGATTGGAAGCTGAGGTGGTTGGCTGGGGTTTGGACGAGGAATCTTGGTCAATTGCTTACAAAACCTTTTATGGTGACCCTTCTGCTCCTCATGTTTGGAAAGACCTTGATGAGTTTTTGGCTCAGACTTATGAGCATGAGTCTGGTGAGGACATGATTGTCAGAGCGACTTGCATCGACTCTGGAGGCCATAACACTCAGGCGGTTTATAAATATGTTCACCCGAGAGAGGGAAAACGAATATTTGCCATTAAGGGTGTCGGTGGTGAGGGAAAACCGATTGTTGGCAAGCCATCAAAGAACAACATTGGCAAGATCAAGTTGTTTCCTGTGGGTGTTGACACTGCAAAAATGCTTTTGTTCTCTCGATTCAAGATTTCAGAGCATGGTGCGGGTTATTGTCACTTTCCAGTGGGGCGCGAGGATGAATATTTCAAGCAATTGACTGCTGAAAAGATTGCCACTCGCTATCACAAAGGGTTTGCCAGACGCGAGTTTGTGAAGACTCGGACTCGAAACGAGGCGCTCGATGTCAGGGTTTATGCAATGGCTGCACTTTCCCTTTTGAATGTTAATCTGGCATCATTGGCAAAAAGGGCTGAATTGCGAAAACAAGCGAGCGATGAAGTGAAAACTACAAAGCCAGCGAATCGAGCAATGAAGCAATCGTCTTTTGTTAACGGATGGCGCTAAAATGCGCTATATTCCGCAAAACTAGGGGGGCCAATGGCTAACCTTTTCGACTCAAGCACTGCTCCAACGACTGAGCCTGAAAACATTGTGATTGGTAGTTTTTCCCAATGGAAACGCACCGATCTGGGGGCTGATTACCCCCCATCACTCTACACTCTCAAATATACTGCCAGAGTTCAAGGTGGTGGTGACGCAGAAATCAACATCACTGCGACAACCAGTGGAAGTGACTTTTTAGCCACTATCACAAACGCAGTTTCTGGCGCTTTCCTCAAGGGGAGTTATGTCTGGCAAGCTGACATCGAGCGAAACTCTGATGGCGCTAGAGTGACAGTTGACAAAGGCTATTGGGAAATTGTCCCTGATCTGAATCTTACTTCTGCTGATCTGCGCACTCATGCACAAATCATGATTGGCAAGATCGAGAGCATTTTGTCTGGTCGCGCTGACTCGGATGTTTCGTCTTATTCAATCGCTGGTCGCAGTCTTTCAAAGATGTCATTCAGGGAATTGACAGACGCTCGGGATTATTACAAACGAGAGCGACAAAAAGAAATGATTGCTGAGAATATTGCCAAGGGTAAACCGACAGGCTCCACCATTCAAGTGAGGTTTGGATAATGGGAATTTTAGACATTTTCTCCAAAAAGAAATCTCTCAAAAAACGCAGTTATGCGGGTGCGAATACTGGTCGGCTTTTCAGTGATTTCATTGCATCGAGCAAGTCTGCTGATGAGGAAATCAGACCAGCCCTGAGAACTTTGCGTGATCGCTCCAGAGACTTGGCGCGAAACAATGAATATGCCAAACGATTCATCAATCTTGCCAAATCAAATGTGGTTGGTGAGCGTGGCGTGACTGTCCAAATCAAGGCTCGAAACGACAATGGCTCGATGGACAACATTGGCAACACTCAGATCGAGACTGCTTTTAACCAGTGGGCGCGAGTTGGTGTCTGCACTGTCGATGGGAAATATTCATGGGTCGATGCTCAGAGATTCTTTGTTGAATCTTTGGTGCGTGATGGTGAGGTTTTGTGTCGCAAGGTGCGTTATCCAAACAGATTTGACTTTGCGCTTGAGTTCTTAGAGCCTGACTTTCTCGATGAGAATTACAACGACAACTTGCCAAATGGAAACCGAATCCGCATGAGTGTGGAACTCGATCAATTTGGTCGTCCTGTTGCTTATCACTTGCTGACTCGTCATCCTTTTGATGCTTATGGTCAAGCAATCTCAGAGCCTCGCATTCGAGTCCCTGCTGACAGGATCATCCATTGTTTCTTGGGTGAGCGTGCGCAGCAAACTCGCGGAGTGCCTTGGATGGCTCCAGCAATTACCAGCCTCAAAATGCTTCACGGCTATCGAGAAGCTGAATTAGTGGCGGCTCGGGTTGGCGCTTGCAAAATGGGCTTTTTCACCTCTCCTCAAGGTGATGGCTTCACTGCGGATGATCGCGTGAATGACATTCCAATCATGCAAGCGGATGTTGGAACTTTCCACCAACTGCCAGAGGGCGTTGACTTCAAACAGTTCGATCCAACTCATCCAACTGGTGCATTTGCTGACTTTGAAAAAGCAGTTTTGCGCGGTATTGCTTCAGGCTTGGGTGTGAGTTACACATCACTGGCAAACGATCTGGAAGGTGTTTCTTATTCCTCGATTCGTCAAGGCACTCTGGAAGACCGAGATCAGTGGAAAATGGTTCAGGACATTTTGATCCAACACTTTGTCGAGCCAGTTTTCCGCGAATTCCTGATGTCGATCATGGAAAAAGGTGTCATCAACATTCCCTCAACACGCTTTGACAAATTTGCTGATGCAGCGATTTTTAGGGCGCGAGGCTTCCAGTGGGTTGATCCATTGAAGGAAATGAATGCGGCTGTCATCGGCATGAAAAACGGCATTCTCTCGATGCAAGATGTCGCAAACCAATATGGACGCGATGTCGAGGAAACCTTCTCAGCGATCAATGCCGAGAAAGAATTGGCCTCAATGTATGGCCTCAAGATGGCCTTTGAGCCATTTGGTGACAAATTGCCAACTCAAGCTGAGGTGAGTGATGCCAGTGCCGAATGAGTCAATGAAAGAGGAAGCCCAGAGGGGCTTGGACTGGCGAAAAGAGTTCGGTCGCGGTGGCACTGAGGTCGGCATTGCCAGAGCCAGAGACATCGTGAATGGCGCGAATCTTTCTGATGACACAATCGGACGAATGGTCAGTTTTTTTGCAAGGCATGAGGTTGACAAAGAGGCTGAAGGCTTCAGAGTCGGAGAGAAGGGTTATCCCTCAAATGGTCGCATTGCGTGGGCTTTATGGGGCGGTGACGCTGGGAAAACATGGTCTGAGAACGAATATGCAAAGATTCAAAATGATCGAGCATTGGAAGACGCAAGACCTTTTCCGAATGAACACGCTGCAAGGCTGAAAGACCCTGACCAATATGACTCATTTGCTCGAAAGAATAATGAAGGCGGTGAAGGCATCGATTTCATTTATGGGATCAAGGATGGAGTCTCTGAACTTCAAGCCATTCGATTTGACAAAAATCGCTTCACTACTCAAGAAGCAAAAGCGTGGTTAAAATCACATGACTTTGAGCCAATTATGTTTGAAGAAGCATCCGAAAGGAAAATTATGAGCGATGAAGAAAGAGCAATGGTCAGTGTTTCAATTCATGTTGACACTGAGGATGTTGCTGAGATCATTGAGGCACAAACTGAGGCAATGGTGGCTGAGGCTCAAATTGCTCTTGAGGGAAGTGCGCAACCAGTTGAGCAACCTGATGCAGCAGAAGAAATGTCTGTTGATGTCATGGATGATCGCAAGGCTGGTGAACGAGTCACTCGCGCTGACGCAATGGAAGCCCGAGTGGAAAGCGTCGATGATCGTCGCGTTTCAATGTCTATTTCCTCAGAAATGCCAGTGGGTCGCTCCTATGGCGAGGAAGTGTTAGACCACAATCCTGAATCAATCGACTTGAGTTTCTTGAACTCTGGTCGCGCACCATTGCTCATGGATCACGATCCTGAGCGTCAAATTGGTGTAATCGAATCTGTAAGTCTCGATGGCTCGGCTCGCAAGTTGCGGGCGACAGTGCGTTTCGGTAAGAGCGCACTGGCTTCAGAGGTTTACGGAGATGTCGCGGATTTGATTCGCGGTAATGTGTCCATCGGTTACTCAATTGCCAAGATGGTGAAAGAGAATGATGGTCGCACTTATCGCGCAACAAATTGGCGGCCTGTTGAAGTCTCAATTGTTTCAATCCCTGCTGATGTGTCAGTCGGTGTGGGTCGAAGTGCTGAGATCGAGGCAACCTCTGAAGCTGTGGTGGAAACATCACAAATTACCGAAACCTCAGTGGAGGCGCAAACTGAAGTCGCTGAAGCTGAATCCCGAAAGGAAACGAAAATGGAAAACTCCGCAACTGTTGCGACTGAAAGTCGCGCTTATGACGCTCCTATCCAAGCCGAAGTTGGTTTGACAAAGAAGGAAGTTCGTCAATTCTCATTTGTTAAGGCAATCAATGCTTTGGCAAACCCTCAAGACAAGCGTGCATGGGCTGACGCTGCTTTCGAACGTGAAGTCTCTGAAGCTGCTCAAAAGACTTATGGTCGCTCTGCTCAGGGCATCTATGTCCCAAATGAAGTTGTTAAAGCACAGCGTGATTTGACAGTCGGCACAAACTCGGCTGGCGGTTTCACTGTTGCAACTGATTTGATGGCCTCATCTTTCATCGAGATGCTGCGCAATCGTTCAGTTGTTCAGCGTGCTGGCGCGACTGTGATGAATGGTCTGACAGGCAATGTGGCAATTCCTAAGCAATCTGGTGCAGCCACTGCATATTGGGTTGCTGAGTCTGGCGCTCCTACTGAGAGCCAACAAACTCTGGCTCAAGTCACAATGTCTCCCAAGACTGTTGGCGCTTACACTGACTTTTCACGCAAATTGATGTTGCAATCGTCTTTGGACATTGAAAACATGGTTCGTCGTGATTTGGCTTCTGTGATCGCTTTGGCTATTGACGCTGCTGCCCTTTACGGCACTGGCTCAAATAACCAGCCCACAGGCATCAAGTTGCAATCTGGTGTGAACACCAAAGATTTCGCAGCCACTAATCCAACTTTCGCTGAGTTGGTTGGCATGGAATCTGAGATCGCAACCGACAATGCTGACATCGGCACAATGACTTATTTGTTCAATCCTGCACAGCGCGGTGCATTGAAAACAACTGAGAAGTCATCCACTTCTGCTGGTCAGTTTGTTTGGGAATCTGGCAACACTGTCAATGGCTATCGCACCGAAGTCTCCAATCAAGTGACTGCTGGCGATGTGTTTTTTGGCAACTTTGCTGACTTGATGATCGGCTTCTGGTCTGGTTTGGACTTGACAGTTGATCCTTATAGCAACAGCACAAGCGGCACAATGCGCGTGATTGCTTTGCAAGATGTGGACATCGCAGTTCGCAATGCAGTGTCCTTCTGCTATGGTGACGCAGACATCGCTTAATGTCTAAAATGCTCCGAGGGGGAAACCTCTCGGGGCTTTTAATATGAAACTTGAATTCATAAGAAACACAATGACAAGCGCAGGGAAAGCCCGAATTGGGCAAGTCCTAGAGTTGCCTGAGCAAGAATCAAAAGATTTGGTCAAATTAAGTCGTTGCGTTCCTTATGTCTCTCAAGAATTAGTTGATCGCTCGATTGGTCTGTCCGAGGAAACAAAGCCAGTCAAGCGTGGAAGGCCAAAAAAGAATGTATGAGTCTGCTGCTGATCGCTTGATGTATTTGAAGGACTTTGGGGTTGATGTGAAATATACGATTCAGAATGGAGTCCCAAAGACAATTCGAGGAATCTTTGACAACCAGTTCATCGATGTTCAGGCTGGTGGCGATGTTGGCTTTGCTGTTCAGCAACCAAGACTCATGGTTCGCACCTCGGATGTGGCCTCATGCACTGAAGGCGATGCCTTCCAGATTGCCAAAGTCAATTATTTATCCAGAATTGTTCAGGATGATGGGACTGGCATGACAATGATCGTTTTGGAGAAACAATGAGCCATGTGAGACAACAGATCAGGGATGCGGTGGTGACTGCTTTGACTGGTCTGACAACGAC